GAGAAAAAGCCTCCGCCTCTGCTTCTTCTTTTAAATCTTGTTGAAAAGAAGTGTTTAATTTTTGAACTATACTATCAACATCTCTAACAAAAGATTGTTGTATTTGTTGATCATAATTTTCTAAGGGCTGTGTTAATGATTGTACTATTCTAGCCATTATCTTCTACCATCCGGTTGTATATCTAATCTAAATGTTCCTAGTTTCCAAAACTGACTTGTGCTGGTGTTATCTACTTTTAAAGATATTGATCTAGCTCTTGCACGTGTGTCAATTTTATTTGTACCACTTGTTATTGTAAAGGGCCCTAATGTAGAACTAGATTGTGTTTGATTAGGAAAGTCTCTTAAATTTAATGTTATTCTTGTATCACCTGTTTGTGATAAAAAGTCTGGTAATACTCTTCTAATTTTCATCATAAACTCACCATCCCCTTCTAATCCTTGTTGACCAATATCAAAATCTCCAGATTCAATTGATGCTGTAATTGCAGTTGTTGCACCTTCTTTAACTTGGTTTAATCCTGTTTCATGTTCAAAGTACGTTGATGTGCCATCAGTGTTTCCATAAACATAATTAGTATCTGTTGTAGCAGTTGTGCCACTAGAATCATATTCTGTTGCATGCGGTTTACCAAACACAGCAGAATCTTGCCATGTAGTTCTTGCTAATGTACCTGTTGTCCATACAGGTCTTTCCGGTGTCGAATCTAAATAATTATAAGTTACAACTCTATTAACTGTGCCTGATCCTGAGTTAGGATAAAACCACATAACCTCTCCAAACAAGTTATTTAATCCTGCATTAATATGTTGTTTAGGAATTGTATTAATGTCATCATAAACAAAGTCTTCAACTAAACATGGTAGTGATTCTAGTTTACCAGTATATCTAAAAAAACCATTTTCTGACATCCAATAAGCAGAACCATCAACCTCTACAGCTGCGTTCTTTCCAATCAATCCACAGTTTGTACCAACTTGTTGAAATGAAAAAGTAAAAGGACTTCCTACAAATCTCATAATAAATAAAGATGTATCAGTCCAAACGTAAATTGCATCTCTACCTCTTATAGCTCCTACAATTTTTGATCCATCTGCTAGTCTTTGTGTACCTGCAGTGTTAGTTGCACTAGGTGCATATGATGTTGTTGCATCAATAGATTCTTGGTCCGAGAACCGAATAAACATTTCATCTCTTGTGCTTGATGTACCAATAGTTGTTTCTGTTCCAAAAAATATTAAGTGTCTATCTGGAGTAGATACTAAAGTAAACGATGATGCTGTTGGTGCATTTGAAAGTATTGCTGCTCTTGTACTTGTTCCACCTACTGGATCAGAATCCCATGTAAATGTTTCTCCACCAAATATAGTTGCAACAAGTTTATTACCAAAATTATCTAATGACCATAAACCTGGTGACGTTATAACGTCTCCTGAAGCTGCAGCGTTCCATGCAAAAAAGTCTGATGCATCCGTTACCGTATCACCACTTGAATGTGATGCTGCAGTCGTACCGCTTGCTCCTCTAGTTAATCCGGTTAAACTACCTCCACTATTGCCTGTGTATGTAATTAATTCATTATTAATTAATACAGTTCCTGAAGAAGGAAAAGAAGTTGAACTTGCCATTGTTAAAGTTGTAACTGATGTATTAATGCTTGATGATAATGTTGAAGTAAACTGTCCTGTTTTAAAACCACCCCAAGGTCCAAGCCCCCAACCTGTTGATGCAACTTCAGTTGCTGGTCCAACAGGATAATAATGTTTTACTCTAATACCACCTGATGTTGTTGCACCAGATCCAGATTCATTAGATCCAACATTAATAGTTAATGTTGTAGTTGATGGCACAGTTGTTACCATAAATTTATTATTATCAAAATTTTGAGAATTAAAATTAGAATTTGTTATAGATGAAAAATTATCTAATAATATAATATCAAATTTATTAATATTATGTGCAGATGAAAAAGTTAATGTTACAACAGCTGATCCATTAGTTGTAGTAAAAGCACTTGATAAAGTTGTTGTTGTTTTAATTGGGTGTATATCGTAAAAAATACCACCAGAATATACATATAAAATTCTATTAGTTCCAAGAGCCGCGTATTTTATACCATTAGCATTAACAAAATGGTGAATAGCTGTATTACGTCCTGTTAAATCTACAGAACCTAATTGTGCCCAACCACCAATTTTTTCTGGCGTGCCATATCTAAACCTAACATTATCACCACTAACCCATTGGCCTTCGCCACCGGTTGCGGTAACTTGTTTATTAAATCCAGGTGCAAATTTTACTTTTTGTAACATAATTATCTCGCGTTTGCTGGTGCTCCTTTAGAATTTACAAATGGTTGTTCTGCAAACGCCATATATACGTACGTTTCTCCGCTAGTATTTGTTCCTGTTCCCGAACCTCTCATTTTAAAACCATTAGCTAAAAGATCTAAATTTTGATAAGTATTTCCTGTAACTTCAACAGCGCTAGTATTAGCTGCTAAATAATCATCATTAACATTAAACCCAGCTCTTTTATTATCATGTAAAATCCAATCAGTTCCAGAAGCACTACTTCTTTTTATTAGCAGCCAAGCTGGACGAAAGCCTAAATATACGAATGTACCATTATTATTTCCATTTCCTATGTATGATCCAAATTTTGAGTAGCCTTGTTTTTCACTCCATAGATAAGCTACATGAGCATCAGTATTACCATTTAAAGAGCTATCTGTTCCTAATGTAAAAACAGAACTTGTTGGCGCTTCATCAGACCAATAAGAAGCGTCATCATGAGTAGCATTAGTATCGTTTAAATTTAATCTATCTGTTTCTGGAGCTGATGTATTTTTATGATGATAAACTCTCCAATTATAACCACTGGCTTGATCTCTATTTTTGATAACAATCCAATGAGGAACTGCTGACAAGGAGTGTGAAATATCTGTGTCATCTGTTCCATTTCCGGTGTATGTAACTATATCTAATCCAGCATCAGCTGTTTCTTTCCAAAACCATCCTACATAAGTCTCGTTTCCATTATAAAAACCATCATTATCAGAAAAAGTTACTCCATTACTATCAAAACTTCCTATTGCGGCAGTTCTTTCAGCAATATCATTATTAGGTTGTAAAAGATATTTAGCTGGCGATGTTCTAACACTATCGTATAGAACGTGAGCATGAGTATTTTCTCTTGCTTTTACCCAAACTAAATCAGGCGACATATCTTCATCGCCATCTAAAGTTATTGATATTCCACTACCAGAATTATTCCCAGACCAAGTTTTAACTTGAAAGTAAAGTTCTGGATTATCTATTGAAGTAAAGGCAGCCATTTATCCTCCAAACTCCGCAAGATTTTTCGTACATAAGCTATAGTATCCCGATGGTGGAGCATATTCAAACGAACCATATCCATTTGCATCACTAGCTGCTGATGAAAGAGCTTTATATGGATTGCCAAAATTTACTTGAATAGTAGCTTGAGGTGTTGAATTTACATCGCCTACAGTTACAAAATAAGTTTGACCTGTATCTAAACTATAAGCACCTGTACCTGTTGAACCAGACTCAGGATTGCCACTATTTTGCCAAGTATTATTTTTAGCCCAATAAATTTTATGGTTATCTAAATCAACTGCCATTCCTAAAATATCGCTAGTTGTTAAAGTATCACCATAACTTGCCGCAGTATTATTATAATATATTTTTCCATCACCAAGATTATAAGCCCAACAATGATCATTTAATTGAGCTGCATGCCAATTATTTCTTGCATCTTCACCTGGATTATAAGTCATTCCAAATGTTGAGTTGACAGAACTTGGATCTGAGTCCGTAATAAATTCAAAATACCACTTACCAGAAGTAACTCCCATTGTAGAACTTCCACCATAATAACCACCACTTGCAGATGGTGTTACAACTTTAGTATTTCCTTCAGAAAAAACTGGAGCATTTGCAGTTGGAACATTTAAAGGATTTAAAGTAGAAAAATTATTAGTACACGTGTCCGTGGTTTGGTCTGTTGCGGCTAAATTATTTTCTGTTAGATCCGTTCCGCCATTTTTGTCGTTGCCTAGGTTACTACTATCTTCAAAATCTAAATAAAATCCTGATGTACCAAATGTTAAATCAGATACATCTTTCGGAATCCAAATTTGTGGCGAATCTTCAGAAAATTCTCCAAAGTCTGTTGAACTAGCAGCCACACCATCTAAATATACGACCTCTGCTAAATATCCGTCAAAATAATTATCGCCACTTGTATATTCTTGTGCAACGTAATATTCTGCTGTATTTATATTTGCGGCTAAATCTGTATCTTGATTTTGTGTTGTTGATGTAGCCCAACTTGTGACTCTAGTTCCATTGACAAATAATTTTATTCTGTCTCCAGCTGTACCAAGTGTTGTATCTATAATCCAAAGTACGTGCATCCAGGCAGATGGATCTCTATATAATGCGTTTGTTGTATAAAATGAAATATTTGATGCACTTATTCTATTTACTAATTCTAACGCATCGCCACCTGTAAATCTAATTAAAAAATGATTACTTGCATCTATTCTGCTATTAAATAATAAACTTTCATCTCCAAGAACTGATCTTTTTACCCAAGCTGAAAATGTTGCTTTTGTTCTAGTACCATTACCTGCTGTTTTATTCATTCCAGCATTAGTGTCAAACCTACATGAGTTGGCTACTTCATAACCAGTAGATTTTATTTCGTTTGCTCCAAGAATAAATGGCATTACGACTCCAATTTTGGCAACTCACCTAATGGTCTCTCCATTACAACTGGATCACCTTCATCAGCTGTATTTACATAAGTATATAAAGTCTCAAGAGCTGGTGTATCTGAAG